CGGGCAGGAACTCAGAATAGAGGCTCATCACTTTTGCCCGATTTGGCATAAAAACAAAAGACCCCCAAGGGGTGAGCCAAGGGGGTCTCGTTTAAGCGGCTAGGCCGCCACCGTTTAGGCGCTCTTGATACGCTTCAAGTTGTTGCGGCCCTTGGCGGCACCGAAACGAACTGCGGCGGTCAAATACAGGATACCACCCGTGTACTCCATCTCGACGAGCATCGAAAGACCGCCCATGGTGGCGACGGCGCCGTTCGGGGAGGCAGACCAGACCGAGCCGGTGCCGATTGCGATGGAGTCCTTGGCGGCCGCGAAGCCGACGAGGTTTTCGGCGTTGGCCGAGAGACCAGCGTACTGCATGATCTGCAAGGTGCCGATGCGACCGACGATGCCGGTGCGGACGACGCTGTTGTCGCCCTGGGTGTTGAACGCCGAGGTCAGCTTGCTGTCCTTACGGAGAGCGCCGATGTAGGTGGAGTTCAGGATGAGGCCACGCTGCTCAGGAGCGAGGAGGTCGTCGAGGGCAACGTCGAGGTCGACTACGTCATTGTAGTCGAAGTCAGCGGCGGCGATGACGATGTTGCTGGAGTAGTTGGCGTTCGTGACGAGGGCGTTCACGACGGAGTTGCACTTCTTGACGATCTTAGCGGAGACTTCTTCCTTGAACGCGTTGATGACGCCTTCAGCACCCCAAGCGGCAAGCTCGTCGGCGGAGAAGCCACGGGTGGCGTGGAAGTGGACCAAGTTCACGCTGGCCTTGGTCATGTCGGCATCACCGGTCTGGTGGTAGCCGCCGTCAGCCTTGGAGAAGGCGATGGCATCGTCGCCAGCCACGAAGGGGACGTCGATGGTCGTGCCGCGGTCTTCGCGGGACTGAGCCAGGGTGGTGAAGAGGTCGAGGACGGGGAGCTTCGGGCGGACGTCGGCGACGATGATGTCGGCGAGGGCTGCGGGAGCGATATCGAAACCAGAATTAGCCATGGTGTTTTAGTATGTGATTAGGGGTGAAGGGAAAATTATTTGACGCGACCAAAGAGGATGGCCGAGCGGTTCGCGTTAAGGAAGGCGATGCGAGAAGCGGACGGAGGCATCGCGGCGTATTCAGCGCGGATTTCCTCGACCGTCTTGGCGGGGGCCTGAGCGGAAGGCTGTTCCATCTTGGCGGGTTCGACGCCGGTGCTTGCCACGATGTCAGCGGCTTGCTTGGAGGCAGTCACCTTGGACGCTTCCATGTCGGCGATCAGGGCCTTAAGGGTGGTCACTTCGGTCGCCGAGGCCTCAAGGGCTGCGGAGAGTTCGGAGATGCGGGCTTCCTTGGTGACGACATCGGCCTTGACGGCGGTCAGTTCGTCAGCGGCGCCGACGGTCAACTTCTCCACGGTGGCGCGGAGGTCGTCGCGTTCGGCGGTGAGGGCCGTGGCGACGGTGCGGAGTTCGAGGACTTCGGCTTCGGGAGTGATCTTGCTCATGCTTGTAATTGGCGAGTTTGGAATAATCAGAACGAGCGAAGGGCTTCCTCGAAGGAGTCGGCGAGGCCCGTGACAAGACCGAGACGGGCGGCTTGCTTGCCCGAGAAGGTGCCACCCGAGAAGGCGTCGGCCGAGACGTTGGTGCGGGTCATGCGGACGGAGGCCATGAAGTCCTCGTCGATGCCGTCGACTTGTGCCTGGAGGTCGGCAATCTGGGCTTCCGTGAGGGACGTGCCTTCGATGCCGGCACCCTTAAGCGGGGACTGCTTCGACTTGATGACGACCATGCGGACACCCGCGTCAGCGTAGGCTTGGGAGAAGTCAGGGATGACCATGTATACGCCCACGGAACCGATTGAGCCTGAGGGGAGGGCGGTGAACTTGTCGGCGGCGGCTGCGAGCCAGAGGGCGGCGGAGTTCGCTTCTTCGCCGTAGGCCATCGTCGGCTTGCTCATGCGGCGGATTTTCGAAGCGAGTTCTGGAACGCCCGTGACCGTGCCACCGGGCGAGTTGACGCGGAAGGCGATTTTCTTCACCGCAGGGTCGGACTCGAAGGCGTCGATGGCTTCCGAGATGGTGTCGATGTCGGCGGCGCCGAGCATGGACTCCAGGGGGCTGACGCCCCGACCGATCACGCCGTCGATGGGGATGACGCCGATGCCGTCGTTGCGGACGTAGGCTTGCGGGCGGTCGCCGAGCAGCTTGGCGATGATGTCCGAGAAAGCGTACTTGTCGGCGAGGGTCTTCGCGTCAGCCGCACGATGCGGGTCGATGGCAAGAATTTCTCGGCCTTTTAAGCCATTTTGTAGGAAGCGCACGGTTAGTTAGGGATGATTGGGTTGGGGGCTTGCTCTTCGGTTTCGTCCCCTTCGTCTTCGGGGTCGGTCAAGGGCTTCGTGCCGGACTCGGCTTCGTCCTCGGCCTCTTCGTGGGCCGCGTCTTCAACCTTGGGCTGGGGTTGCATATTCGTGAAGCGCTGCATGGCTTCCTCGAAGGTGACCATGCCGCCCGTCTCGGCGACGACTTGCTTGGCGAAGAGGATGTCCTGGACGTGTTCCTTGAAGGTCTTGCGGAAGTCCACGCCCCGCTTCTTGGCGATGGCGGAGAAGGAGGTGAGGCCAGCACGAAGGTCTTCGCGATCGTTGGCGGAGTCGCGTCCGTTGTCGATGGACGGAGCCTGCGGAACGGAGAACTCGACATCCGACCACTTGGGGTCGTCAGGAAGAAGGCCCTTGGAGATGCCGTCCGAGATACGCCATTGCCAATCGGGGACGCAGTAGTCGTCGTGGACCATGCATTGGATTTGACCGACGAAGCGGTCGGCCTTGCCGAGCACCATGCGGACGAGGGCCGAGCCAGCCTTGGAGCCGTCGCTCACGACCTCGTAAGGGAGGCCACCGCTGGCGATCATGCGGGAGAGGATGGCGTTGAACATCTCCATCGACTGGCGAGGGAAGTTCGGGCTGACGGACTTGAGGTCCTCACCGGGTTCGAGGACGAGGAGTTTGCCGCCCATCTGCGAACCAATGGAGCCGAAGTCGTTTAAGCCGGTGCCGTTAAGGTCGGCCACAAGGGATTGGTCGGCAAAGCCGCCGGCCTTGGTCAGAACGCTCGGGACGTCCGTGACCTGTTTGACCGCCCGCTTCTCAAGCTCGATGATTTCGCTCTGGTCCTGCATCGAGTTGAGCGCCTGTTGCATCGGGGGGATGCCGTGGGCCGAGGTGATGCGGGATTGGTTCGCAATCTGCATGAAGGACTCAGCAGGGATGAGGCGGAAGGACTGGTCGTCGTTCTGGACCCAGATGCCGATGACTTCGCCGTAAGGGCCGAAGCGGAAACCGTCCCAAGTGTCTGGAGTCAGTTGCTTGGGGTCAGTCGGGGAGATGACGCGGTGGCCTTCGATGAGTTGGGTCTTCGCTCGGCCTTGGGAGTCACGGACCTTGAGGGCGAAGATTTCGCCGTCGACTGCCCAAGTGTGGACGATGATGCGTTGCAGTTGCTCGCCCGATCGCCCGGTGATGTCGGCCTTGCGGGTTTCGCGGTGATAATATTCCTCGTAGAGGCGGGCCTTCGCAGGGTCGGAGGCGTGGGAGGTGGGCATCATGCCGTCACCGACGACATACATGACCATGTCGTTCACGAACTGAACCATCGAGGGATAGTTCTTCTCGGCGTAGCGTGCCCGCTGAAGCAAGGCCAGACGGTCGTAGGAGTTGATGTCCTTGCGGGCGTCCTGCGGCGTTGAGCCGTACCATGCACGGCGGGCGAAGGATTGCCCGGCGTTCTGCCAGTTGGTGTTCCAGGCGTTGGCCTTAGGCGTTCCACCCTTTCCGACGGGGGTCGTGGGCTTCTTCGCGATGGGCTTCGTGGGCTTCTTAGAGGCGGGCATGGATTAAAGGACGCGGTTATCCCAGCGAACGCCAATCACGGTCGTGCGCTTAAGGGCGGCATATTGCTGGGGGTCGAGTTGGTAGAGGGCGAAGCTTGCCTCGGCCAACATCTCCTTCGGGGGCATGGCGAACTGCTTGGACGCGGACGAGCCGCTGTCGGAGTACGACATCAAGGTCTTACCTTCGGTGATGAGGGCGACAGCCTTGGAGCGGATGGCGAGCAGTTCGCACTCCTCGAGGC